AGCATCAGCATCTGCACTAGAACCTGCAACGGTTGCAGTTGCAGTTGAGAAACCGCTCATTGCCATTTGACCTTTTACACTTTCGCTAACACCAAATGTTACCGAACCTGCAATTGATGCAAATGTAGTTGCTGTAACTTTGCTGCTGCGAATAACTGTTGGACCGCTTGCATTTCTTACAAACAGTTTAAATGTACCAAATGTGTCTGCATCTTCTGCTACATTATATTGAACGTATACATCACCTTCTAATAGGTTTGCACCGCCGCCGCTGCGGTCTAATGCATAAAGTGCTGCATGATTAGTTGCATAAATTGGTGCAGCCACTGAATCCCATAGCTGTGTATCGCCATTGTACTGACTTACTCTCCAACGAGCACCTAGGTTTGGTTCTGTGGTTTTTAACCATATACTACCTGTTGGACGTGGTGTTGTGTCGCCTGTCTTAAATTCTGGTACACTTGTGTGAGCACTGATTTGTAATGCTGGTGCAGCAAAATCTGTAGCTGTAGCAATACCTGCTGCTGCAAGAGGTGTACCTGTACCATCAGTAAAACTAATTGATGGTGTAGTTGAACCATTGTTGTAAATATTTAGATATCCGTCTACAACGTCAGCAGTAATACCAACACCTGATGCAGTTGATGTAATGTCTGCTGCTAGTTGTGTTAGTGTAGTACCAGTTGATGTAATAGTTGCAATTGTTGATGCACCATCATCTTGAATTGTAAAGCCATCGCTAACTGAAACTGAAACGTTTGCATTTGTGCCTGTTACACTTGGCCATGCTGCTTTCCAGTTAGCTGAGCCAACTTCTGCCCAACCATTTTTGCCTTTGTAGTATGTTTTAACAGTTCTTGTTGTTGTTCTTACAGCATAATCACCGATGGCTCCGACAGATGATTTAGGATCAGCAGTTGCTGAACCGCCAACTAAATCTTGTGTTGAAGTAATTACAATAGGAGTTTTGTTTGTAAATGTTTGACCGCCACTGGTAGTAATGCTTGCACTGTTCCATTCAAAAATGCCCCAAGCAGTTGTTTGGGTATCTAGCCAATACGTACCGTCTGTTGGTTCTCCTGCTGTTGGTGTGTCACTTGCATTTAATGCTGCAAGATCAATGTCTGCACGAACAACATACGCTCTATTACTTACTCCAAGGAATGAGTAAGCAGCTTGTAAACCGTATTCGTTTTGTTCGCCGCCGTTTATTGGATTGTTGTTAACATCAGTGTAGAATGTTGGATCACCAAATGTTTCAACCAAGTCTCTCTGCGAGCTAATTAAGTAAACTTTACCAGCGTTTGCTGCTAAAGTACCTGCTGCAATACCTGTACCTGAACCATTGGTTTTATTCTCCGCTGTTGCTACGAAAATTATAGGTGTTGTTCCTGGTTCAGCTGGCGTGTAGAAACTCTCGTCAATTACGCTAACCTGAACGCCTGGTGATACTAATGCCATTGTGTGTTCTCCTATCTAGGTCATCTATTACTATTATTTAGCTGATCCACGGAGAAAAAGGGGGTTTAGACACCAAAAAGTGCGTGTTTATCTATGAAGATAACTCATTAACTGATCTACATTAAATGCAAGTTCGTTGAGGTCACCATTATTGTCAATGGTAAAATCTGCCATCCATTGTTCAAGACTCATTGAATTTTTATCTTCAGGAGGCAAGTGATTGCTACGATCTACCCAGATGGCATAGTCAAATACGCCAGTGTTTTGCATAGCAAAGAATTCACGCTTGTTGCGTAGTCCGCAATAAATGTCGTGTGCTTGAAAAATTTCTCTACCTAAACGTGCCGCATCAGGTACATTATAATCGCAGATAGCATCATACCATTCTGCTCGGTGATTATGCCTGTCAGCGTAGCACTGTTCTTCATTACTATATCCATACTTGTCCTTCAACATATCATAGATAAACAGTTTAGAGCAAAATTGACTGCTGCTCTCAAAACTATAATTATACTTGTCACGTAGTATTTCACAGACAGTATCCTTACCGTGCCTGCCGTGACCAATTACCAATAACTTTTTCTTCATAACTTAATATACTAAAAAATCAATATTTTGTCAACAAGATTCAATCCACTTTATAAATTTTTTAGCCCAACGCAATTGTGCTTCTTCTAGTGGATGATCACTGACACCTTTTGGTAATTTTTCTTTTGTTGCCCATTCGTTAAATCCTAGGCCGTTTTCTAAACACACATTATTTTTAATATCTAATCTTTTATACATGTCATGTATAAAAATATTGTTTTCTTGCATTGTATCTTCACTTGCAAGATCATTATAAGATCCTGTATAAAAATACATTATGTTATTTGCTTTTAGATAATTTGTTAGATATTCATATTGTTGTAAACTGTAATAATATACATTATCTCTTGTAAATCGTTTGTTATAAAATTCTTCTACAGTTTTTACTAATTTTTCTTTTTCTAATCTTTTCTTTACATCTTTCCAATGAGGATTGTTGCGTGGTTCTATCATTCCTGGCATAGTGTGAGTAAAGTATTGTTCTGGCTCATAAAAATATTCTTCATGTATGCTTACAAATTCTCTACGCAATGCACTGGTCCACATTACTAGAACAATAATTTCTTCTGGCTTGTGTGTTTTTAATTGTTGTTCACATTCATAAATGATTCTTCTTGTAATAGCACCGTATCCGTGTCCGCCCATAGCAGTTTTTCTAAGATTAGAATGAGGAGACATTTTTCGATGTATTATGCTATCCCATGTTCTATTACTGTAGGTATGACAAATACCATCTGGCTCTACACTGCCATTCCAATCTGCAAGATCGTGTCCTGCTGTAAAACTACATCCGCCAGAAATTATAACTTTATTGTTTTTAAATTTTGACATATTATCCTATTAAGAAGCCGTAACCAACGCCACCTGCTGAAGCCATGTCTAATTCTTTTTCAAGTTTTTCCATTTCTTGTTGTGCTTCATTTTTTAATGTGTCGCCGTTTAATGTTGTACCGCCCCCAGGACCTGCAATAGTGCTAAACTTGCTACGTGCTTCGCCTAACATATATTTGCAGTTTGCTAGTGTATAATCTTTGATCCATTGATATGCTTTGTAATCTTTGTACAATTCAAAGTCTGGTCTAAAATTATAGCACCATAACAATATTTCTTCGTCAGCTCTTGGACGCTGTAATATTGTTAATTTTTTGTTTGAAGTATTCCATTTGAATTCAATAAACGAGCCAAACATACGTCCAACTAATTCTTGCTGTTGTGCAAAGAAATCATATGTGGCTAAACCACCAATGCCGCTGCCTGCTAACAAGTATGTGTTTGTGTATGCTAGGTTAAAAGGTTCAAACAAACTACCGCCATCTGCACTGCCGCCTAATCTACTACCTACACTGCGTCTATAAATTTTACGTACTTCGATAACTTCTTGTGGTAATGTATACTCATTAACATCTTGATTTATTGGCAATGTAACATAACTTTCTTCAACAGCATTTTCACTACGCTGTCTATATTTTGATAATGATTTTTTCAATGCTGTTTCGTAATGAACAGGATCAAGCTCAACGTCTACCATTCCTCCGCCAAGGAATGCTTCCACGTAGTTAAAAATTTCTTGTTTTTCAGTAGTTGTATCAGCCATAGTTTGTCTCCACAAGTATTTATGCTAAATATGTATATGCCAAGACTTAGTTTATACAGACCAGAAAAAAGTAAAGATTATGATTTCTTAGATAAAATTATCTTTGAACAATTCACTGTTGGCGGTACTGATGTTTTTGTACACAAGTATCTAGGTCCAAAACTTGATGCTTTACCTACAGACGAAAACACAGAAAATACTGCGGATCAACCTCTTTACACAACACAAAGCGAAACAAACATACAAGATTTGTTGTTTTTAGAAAACAGAGATCGCAAGTATGATGAAAACATTTATAGGCTGCGTGGTCATTATAATGTGCAAGACAACGACTTTGATTTAAGACAGTTTGGTTTGTTTTTAAGTAACGATACTATATTTTTAACAATACACATGAACAGTAGTGTTAAAACCATTGGCAGAAAGATTATAAGCGGTGATGTTATTGAGTTACCTCATTTGATAGACGAATACGCATTAAATGATTTGTCTATAGCATTAAAACGTTTTTATGTGGTTGAAGATGTTAACAGAGCAAGTGAAGGTTTTAGTCAAACATGGTATCCGCATTTGTATAGATTAAAACTAAAACAAATTGTAGATAGTCAAGAGTACAAAGACATACTTGATTTACCTGCTGATGAAGAAAATCCAAACGGCGATACACTACGAGATTTACTTTCAACATATGATAAAGAAATGCAGATCAGCGATGCTGTGGTAGCACAAGCCGAAGCAGACGCACCGTTAAGTGGTTATAACATAAATCATTATTATACTATACAAGTAGATAGCACAGGTGAAATTGAAATCGTTACAGTTGATGCAACTGGTTTAACTGTTGATGGCATAACACCAGTTGACATTGTTATGCGTCCTCCGGAACGTGCAGGATATTTAGGATACTTGGTAGGAGATGGGTTGCCGCCAAACGGTGCACCTTATGGAGTAGGAGCGGGCTTTCCGAGTGAAAGTTTTGATGGCGATTACTATTTGAGAACTGATTTCTTACCTAACAGACTTTTTAGATTTAATGGGAACACTTGGGTGAAAGTAGAAGATAAAGTAAGAACAAACATGACGCCTAACAGCAACAGAAATACGCTAAAAGGTGAATTTATTAATAATACAAACACTGATGTAATTGCAGGCGAAACTGTACCAGAAAGACAGTCTCTAAGTAAAGCACTAAAACCAAAGGCGGATAATTAATGCAACATTTTTACGACGGTCAGATACGTAGATATCTAACACAGATAGTCAGAGCATTTAGTCATTTTAGTTACAAAGACGGTGACGGAAACCTAGTACGTATTCCGGTGATGTATGGTGACTTAACACGTCAAGTTGCAAATATTATTAGAGATAACTCCGAAAACAAAATACCTAGTGCTCCACGAATGAGTGTGTATATCACTGGATTAGAACTAGACAGAACACGTTTAAGTGATAGCAGCTATGTCAATAAGATTAACATACGTGAACGTGCGTATGACGAAAACGGACAAGAATATCTTAACACACAAGGTAAAAGTTATACAGTTGAACGCTTAATGCCCACACCTTATACATTAAGTGTTAATGTAGATGTATGGAGTACTAACACAGATCAAAAACTACAAATACTAGAACAGATTATGATGCTGTTCAATCCAAGTTTAGAAATACAAACCACTGACAATTATATTGATTGGACCAGTTTAAGTGTGTTAGAATTAGGCACTGTAGACTTTAGTAGTAGAAGTATTCCTACAGGAACAGAAAGTGATATTGATGTTGCTACATTAGGATTTACTGCTCCTATATATATTTCACCTCCTACTAAAGTTAAAAAACTTGGTGTTATTACAGACATCATTACTAGTGTTATTAATTTAGATCAAGGTACTATTAGTCTAGACGGATTCAATCCTGATACAGATACCAATACATCGTCAAGTGACGGCATATTGGATATCAACGATATTGGAGAAGGCAGCGATTATAGTGATAACATAACCACAGACTTAGAAGGGGTTGTGTATAACAATGGCATTCCAATTAATAATGTATCTACCACACCAGACGGTAAAACTATATTAGCCGACGGTACAATAGTAGATGAACATACTATATGGATGACTAAAACATTAGCAGTAAACCAAGACGGCAATAGAATTACAGGCCCTGTTGTAACCAGCTATCGCAATTATGGCTTATACGTAGAAAACGAAACTGCAATATTAATGAAGAATCCAGGATTTGAAGAAAAACAAATCTCTTGGGCAGAAATATTCAAGGCTGAATTACCAGCACAATATCAACCAGGTATTAGCGAAGTTCGACTAAGAAGAGTTGATAGAACTATTCCTATCACAGGAACAATAACAGTAAACCCGGATAACGAATTTGAAATACTTATTACTTGGGACGAAGATACAATACCCGACGATACAATAATCGAAGGACCTGTTACTACTGGTGGCGGCATTGATTACTTTATCGATCCGAGACGTTTTAATCCTACCCAATTTAAAGATCCAGGATTGCGTTTGTTGATGATTCGTCCTATTGGTAATAAAGTAGAAAGAAAAATAACTGTATCAACACCAACTATAAGATTTGAAACTGATTTAGATTATTACATCGATGATATTGTAAAACCAGCAGGAGTTGCAGAAGGTACAAGTTTTCCTAGTTCACCAACAGAAGGCGATTTGTTCTATAGAACAGATTTAGAAAAACTTTATGTGTTTAAAGCAACATGGTGGTTAGCTGATACTGTAAACGAGTTTGCTGTATACGTAAACAACACACTAGTTGGTGCTTCTTTAAAAGAAATAGATAACAAAGTAGTTGTACAACTTAATCAACAAGCCAACGAAGGTGATGTTGTAACATATATCTTTAACCTAAATGATGACGGGCCTGATGCTTGGAAAAATGCAGATGGTACTGACTTTATGGCAGACGCTAATGACATTGTTGAATGGGACGGCAGCAATTGGCACATTGTACTCGATGCCAGTGAAACCAAAACATTTACATATGTTACCAACTTGTATACCAAACAACAGTACTATTGGAATGGTTATATTTGGCATTTAAGTGTAGACGGATATTATAAAAACGGCACATGGTCACTCGGACTATAAGATAACTATTTGTATGAATAAAATTATCTGTAGTGGTGCATTATTTTACACACTTGATACCAATAGATTTTTGTTTTTGCATCGAACACAAAGCAAACAATCAAATGTATGGGGATTAGTAGGCGGAACCAACGAAGCCTGTGAATCGCCTTGGGAAGGCTTGCGTAGAGAAATACAAGAAGAAATCGGCGATACTACAATTAAAAAAGCAATACCGCTGGAAACTTTTATAAGCAATGATGAACATTTTTTGTTTCACACTTATTTGTGTATAGTAGAAAAAGAATTTATTCCTGTATTAAATGCCGAACATGACGGATATGCTTGGGTTAGTTTTGGTAATTGGCCAAAGCCTTTGCATACAGGATTGGCCAACACACTTAGACGTAAAACTAATCAACAAAAATTAGAAACAGTGTTTCGTGTTATTGAGATGACGATAGATTAAATTGTTCTCTCAACCATTCAAAGTCGTTGATCTTTGCCAGTGCTTCTTTGTTATCTTTGTAAATTTCGCCGTATTTGCGTCCTAATTTTGCACCAGCAATAGCATATTCACCAAACGGTTTATCTGCACCACGATCACACCATGCGTTAAGTCTAAACTCTGTTTCTTCGTCGTTTTGTCGATCAATTGCACGACTTGCAAGTTTTACACATTCACGGAAACCACTACGCCATGCACTAA